CCGGCGCCTCCGTCTCGGCCAGAGCCGCGCAGCACATCAGCAGCATACAAATCAAGCAAACCGTCGCGCAAATCTTCGTCTTCTTCATTTTATCATTCCTCTCTTTCCTGTCGGTTCTGTCTTGCGTTCCATTCTTCCTCGTCCGGCAGCGCGAAGAATCGCGGCTTCCGGCGTTTGGCCTCTCCGTTCCCGTGCACGCCCTCATACGCGGCGTCCAGCCTTTCATATCTCCTGCGCTCGTCCTCCGTCGTGTAGCCCTTTGCCACACAGGCTGCATATAAATTGCCCATGTCGTCATCCAGCATCGCGCGGAAAGCCTTTGCAACACTCTCGTCCACGGCCTGCCTCGCCGCTTCCTTCGCTTCCGCATTCTCGTGGATCTTGTGAATCTTGCGGATCTCATGCCGGTTCTGCAGCGCAATGGCGATCGACCACACGCACATCAATCCCTCCGCGGCAACAGGCCAGTAATGCCGCATATCCTCCGGCAGCCGTCCCCAAAGGGCGATCAGCCCGGCGCAGGCAACGGGGACCGCCCACGATATCACACAATCTACGATTTTCTTGCCGAGACCGTTCAACGGACTCGCCTCCTTCGTCAGTCGTTTTCGGTTTCCGCGGCGCTCTCAAACGCCTCTTTCCGGACAAACCCTTTCGTCCCGTCCGCAGTCTTGACCCCGACATACCCGTCCTTCTCTCCGTACACGCGCACCTCGTCGCCCGCATTGACCACGCCGACCGTATCCGGCTCCTTGGGAAGCTCCTTATATACCGGCCATTCGCCGCCCGTCACCGTCTGATACGCATTCAGGTCAGGTTCGGGTGCGGCTTCATCGTCCGGGATCCAGCGCACCGCGCACAGATAGATCGTCCGCGCCTCTTTGGCCCTGTAGTCACAGTAGGCTTTCAGATCGTGCCTGTTCGGCCCTGTCCCGCTGCCGTGCCCCCAGCATTCGTTCGGCCCCGTGTACATCTCCACATGACCCACGTTTTTGACGTGGCTTGTGTTGCCCCGGAAATAGATGCAGTCGCCCGGTTTGAGCAGCGTTTCGTCAGGATATTTTCTGCCGCCGCTGCCCGCGTCGATCAGCTTGCCCCTGCCGGCCAGCAGGTTACGGATCTGCCTGTCCGTATTCCTGCCGATATCGATCCCCGCCGCCCGTTCGATGCACGCCCGCACCGCGCTCGAGCAGTCCGAAAAGCCGTCCGCGCCCTCCGGCACGCCGAAGAATTGGTTCCGCTTTCCGCCGTTGGTGTACTCGTTCCGTTTTTCGCGGCTTTTCATCAGCCGCACAGCCTCTTTCCTCTGTTCATCCCTCGTCATCCGTCTCACTCTCCTTTCCGCCTTTCAGCAACACAAGCGCCGCTATGCCCAGCACAGTCGCCAGAACGATCAGCCCGGGTATATACTCAAGCCCGATCAGCACCAGCCCCAGCAAAAACTCAGCTCCGTGCATCGCATCACTCCTTTCAAATCAAAGAGGCCGAGGGTTATCCCTCGACCTCTATTTCCCCGTCCACGCGCTTGATGTAGTCGATTGCAAACATGTGGGCCTCTTGTTACCAATTCGCGCACTAACATCATTTCGCTTCTACGCAGAAACCAAACACGATTAAGCCATCATGCGCCATATAAGAAGCGTCAAGAACATGTACCTCGCCATTTGTATCAACAAAGTTCCAAGTGCCGGGCGCTTGCGCTGATCGCAGACACCATCGTTGAGCGTTATCGGAGCCAGGGGTCGTCTTAATCTTTGATGCATAATCAGGGAACAGCTCCTTATACAGCCCCTCATAGGTGCTTACTTTCAGGTCTCCAATTTCTTCCAGGCTCAAAACCCACGCCGCATCATTAACTGTTCGATCATCGCGTTTCCCATACGCATCATAACCCGGAGCGTCTTTGCTCACGGCAACCATCATATTTCGGGTTTCATCAGGTATAATTGGCACGATTTTATTAAGCAACGTTTCCCTCATCTTGCTTGCTTCGTATCCGCCAATGGTTCCTGTACCAATCACATACGTCCCGTCTTCATTTTGCTCCAAAATACCATTCAGGTGTTCTTTATACCACCCTCCGCTAAGAGCATAACGCGTCACAAATGTCACAGGTGCTTTTCCGGTTCCATCTGATTTTTCATCCGTGTCGAACGCGGCGATCTGCGCACCAACCGACCCATATTCAGTTCCTAGATCCAGCCTGAATGTATCACCTATCACATAATCATTCGTATATGTTCCGTTAATGATGCTCTCCTTGAGTTTTTTCCATGTGTACTTATTCGACGAATTCCAGATCATCTTATCACCGCTATAGATTTCTCGGACAGTCCCTTCTGGAATGACGATTTGGCGTACAATGCTCATATCGATGCTCACAGGATTGACACCTTCTTCGTGACTTCGGTGCCGTCTTCCAGTACAAACACCCAATCCTCGTTATAATTATTCTGAAGGTAATAACGTGCAAGACGGCCCACTTCGTCACGACGAGGAATGTTATACGAAAGATACTTGTCGTCGAGCGTATTTATATCTATTCGCTCGTACTTGATTGTGACCGTATGAGTGCCAGCAGTTCCATAATACCGGAAATACAAGCCATATGTACCAGCCCCGAGGTATTCACTGGCCCAGCCAATCGGGATTTCTCCTTCTGCGGGCGCATTGCCATTGGCGACATTCGTTCTTTCCATCTCGGAGCCCGTGGCAGTATAGCTTTCACCGTCAATAGTGACAATATATTTCATGTCACCTTCGAAGCCGTCGTTGTGAGAAAACAGTTGATAATTGCTGCTCTGTACGACACCGTTGCGAAAATCTACAAAGTTCGCCTCTATATTATCGGCTACCACAGGATACGTTATTGTATCGCCGAACGGCCTGTACTCCCACACCACTGCCCCTTCGCTGTCCGTCACAAGCTGCTGGTAGGGGGCGGGATTCGCGGGAAGACCGTCCGGATTCTCCGGCTTATTGGTCAGGTCATTGTAATCACCGCTGAACTGCTCAACGGCTTCCCATTCTGTCGGCTTGCCTTCGCTGTCTACGGCCTTAACCACCACAGTCTGGCCGACCAGCGCCGCCTGTACAAACGGTACACCTTCCGGCAGGTACTTCAGGTCGAGGGGTTTGATAGTCTCAACCTCGCCGCCTTGTCCAAATTCTATCGTGATCGTAGTGTTGGCAGGGAAATTGTGGAACTCGGTATATTCGGTCTGTCCGGCTGTTATACCGCTAATGATAACACAATGCGCGTTTCCTTCTGCATCCTTAAACTCTGCCCAGCATGATCCGACAAGAGCGTTATGATGACCCTGGACAGGGCAGTCCGCAGGAGAATCACCCAAGTACTTCTCGCTGCTTGTGGCGGTATAAAATGCACCGTTGTCTTTGAGCAGATACGCCGTACTCGGTCTGGGCATATACATTTTTTGCCATCCAAGCAGATCTGCATAGCCATTATCGTCGGTCGTAAATGTGATGGTTTTGGGCGTGTCAGTAAACGCGTACTCCTTTGTCGTATATGCCAGCTTCTCCTCCCACCTGCTCTCGCCTGTCGCGTCTGTTACGAGCATTTTGTTCGCTCCGTGCTCGGCGGCGAGATATTCAGGCAAGATTTTTGTGCTCATTTCATACAGTGCAAACTCCTTTTCGCCTCTGTATTCCTCCGTGGCGAATATGGAAAATGTACCCTCCGTTTCTTCAGCCACGCAGAAAGGAGGGTTCGCAAAGCCTTGCTGAACACTGGCTGGGTGCGAACCGAGATATAATATTCCTTGAGCAACTTTTGCTTCGCACTCGTAGTCCATCCCGGCAAAGCTTACTTTGTATTTAACATCGCGGGCCAGCTTTGGATCAACATCAGCAATTTGGGCAAAACACATACCGTTATCGCTATCCAATTCCATGTTTACGGTCGTTTGGGCGATAAGCGGAGCCAATGCTTCCTGCGTTAGTTTGTTTTCCCATGTAGTTGCCCCGGCCGCATCTGTGACGAGCATTTTGTTCACACCACTCTCAGGGGCAAGCAGCGCTGCATCTATGTATTTGGTTGTTACGATCTCTTCACGCAGGGAGATCGTGTGTTCACCGATGTCTTCTCTGCGCATCAGCAGCGTATATACTTGATCGATATACGTCGGTGCGAACATGAAAGGTTCGCCGGTATCTTCTCTGCTATCATTTTCATCCGCGCCAATCGACGCATTGCCGAAGAACACAGACGGGGAATTGGACCAATTTATGCCATACTTAGCCACACACTTATACTCAACGCCGTCGATGGTGAGGATGTAAGTGCGGCCGATTTTGATATCACCTTCGCTTCCGTCAGAGTTACCAAAGAGCATCGGCTGCATGGGCTCATCGTTGCAATAGCCAATGTATGTGGTAGCCTTGATATTCACCGTTTGTTCCGGCATCACAACAGTTTCAGCGCGTCTTATATATGCCAGCCTGTCCTCCCAAACGGTATTTCCCTCGCCGTCCGTTACGAGCTGCTGGTAGGGTTCTCCGCCTTCCGGCATGCCGCCGCCGTTCAGCACGTCGAACGTTTTTTCGCCTTCCGCATCTGTGATCGTAACGCGATGGCCGTTTTCGATTTCAGTAACGGCAACCACCGGCGATACGCCATCCTTGCCATCCTTGCCATCCTTGCCATCCTGCCCGTCAATGCCGTTCGCGCCGTCCTTGCCGTCGATACCGTCTTTGCCGTTCGCGCCGTCCTGCCCGTCTTTGCCGTTGAGGATATCGAAAGAGCGCGTTCCGCTGATATCCTCAATGGTCACGCGCGTTCCGCCTTCGATCGCTTCCGTCGTCAGCATCGGAGAAACGACAGGGATCATCTGTTCTTCTCCGCCGCGCTTGATCTGCAGCGCATAGTCGTTGTCGGCATTTTTGATAACGCCCAGCACATAGTCGTTGACCACGACCGGCCCGATCACAAACCCCTTGATCGTCACATTGCCATAAACCTGTTCAGCCATAAATCAGGACACCTCCGCTTCAAGGATAAAATTCCGGAAATTGCTTGTCTTGCCGCTCTGCTTGCGCGCGTTGTCTGTCGGCCAGATCGTGCGCGGCAAATATCCGTCAAAGTTCAGCTGCATATCAGCGCTATATTTGCCCGGCTCTGCGTTTTCGGTATCGCCCGGCATGATCACGATTCGGCTCACTCCGGGCGGCGTTGTATAGCGGATGATTGCCGTGCTGCCCTTGTCCGGCAGTGCCCGTACCGTAAACGTGATCGTGTCGTTTTCGCCCAGTTTATAAGTCTCACCGTTGTTCTCAAACGCTATCTCCGGCTCAAAGGCGATATAGTCGCCCTTTGTCATGTGCATAACACCATCGCCGTCAATGTAGAACATAGTGTCTCACCTCCTCTCAGGCGATATATTCCGTCCAATACCTCTCGTCCACAACGCCCGGCTCCCAAACGTTCTGCATGCTCTCCAGCACGTTGATCCAGAGCTTGCCCCTGTGCTCCACGATCGCGCCAGGCTGATAGTTCAGGCTCACACCATCCCATGGCTCCCATGCCGGATAGCCGCTCTCCGTGCCTCCTTCGCCGCCGGAAACGCCGCCTTCAAGCGCAAGCACGCGCGCCTCAAGGGCGTTGTATTTTTCGACAAGCGTCCGATACAGCGCGTCCAGTTCGCCCTTTTCCGCGTCCACCGTCTGGTTCTCAAACACCATCCGGTCAAGCTCCGCCTTTTCCCCGTCCGTGAGCCTGCCCTGCGCCCAGAACGCGTCGATGCGCTTCGTCAGCTCCTCCACGCTCTGCTTCTTCGCCAGCACCACGCTCTTCATCAGTTCAAACATGTTTGCCATTTTCCCCGCCTCCTCAGTTTTCTGTCATCAGCGCTTCCAGGGCCTCGATCCGCGCCCTGAGCGCCGCGATATCCGCCGCCACGAAATCCCTCTTGATCCTCTCAGGCGAGATCTCGTTTTCTTCCTTGTCGTATACTGCCCCGCGCCAGCCAATGACCGTCGCGCCGTCCTCTGTCTTCAGATCCAGCCCGTTTTCCGTCACGGCAGTCACTTCCGCCGCCTGCCGCTTCTCCTCTCCGGGCAGCATGATATATACCCTCATGACCATCACCTTCTTCCCTATAACGAGGATCCCAAGGGGAATCTTTCCCCTTGGCGGGACCAGCGCCCCGGAACCCCGTTTTCGGACACTTTACTGATATGTCACCGTCAGCCCCGGCGCGTTCGCACTGCCGTAGCCCGCAAAATTCGCATATGCCGCCGCAGGCCCCCATATATACAGGCCCTTGGCCGCGCCGCTTGCCATCTGCTGCACGGCTGCAACGATCTCCGCCGTCGATACCGACAGCCATTCCTTCTGACCGACCGTGCCGACCACCACGTCGTTTGCCGTCACCGTCGCCACACCGCCGCTCGGCCCCGTGTTGCTCATCGTTCCGATGCGCACCGTCACGTTGTTTCCGCTGCCAACGCCCGCGTTGCGGTACAGCGTCAGCGTCGCCGCCTTGATCGTCTTCCCGCTGATCGCGCTCACATCAAACCACATGCAGCCCTTGTAATTGCCGCCGTCGCTCGTCTTTCCCTGCGCGATCACGTTCGTTCCGCTGTACCAGCCTCCGCCGTCGTGCGTGCGGCTCGCCGTCAGCGTCAGCGCAGCCGTCGTCGTGACTGTCGGCGTGACCACAGCCGAATCGCTTCCGCTGCCTGCGTCGGAAGCGCCGCGCACAACGCTGTCCGCCCGGCAATATACGCCCGTGTCTCCGTTGGGCCTGCTCGTCAGCACGCCCACGCTCGCGTTGTTCCTCGCATAGATCCCGTATTTGTTCTGCTCGCCCTTGCAGCTTTGCAAAAACACTCGGCTGTTCGTCGTCGCGAACACGCCCGCATAGCCGCCGTTGAACGTGCAGCCGTTTGCCTCCGCCTGCGATTCGAGCGCCTGCAGCCCGTTTCCGTATGCGTTCGCCGCCGTATAGCTGTTCGCCGTGAACACGCAGTTCTCCAGCATCGCAGGCCCGCTGCTCGTCAGATACAAGCAGTCCGCCGTCGATCCGTTGTTGATCTTGAGATCATACATATAAAATCTGTTCGGCACGTCCGAAAGCGTCACGCGCCCCGAGACCGTGTGCCCGTTGCCGAGGATCACGACGGACGCGCCCGTCGTCTGCCGAAGCTCCGCTTCCTCCACCGTGTCAGCCGCCATCGTGATCGCGACGCGCGCGGGAATGTGCCTGCCGTTCAGCTTCGCAAATGCGTCCGCCAGCGTCGCAAACACTTTCTCTCCGTCCACCACGCCGCCCACCGTCAGCCCCGTCGGCCCGTCATATTGCGCATGCACGTTCGGGCTGTTCACTTTTGCGATAGACAAACCGAACATATCCAGCATCATATCGCCGTCAACGCCGCTTACGTTCACGCGGAGCAAAGGGGTGTCGATCGAAAACTGATCTTTCGTAATGATAAGCCTGCTCCCGTCGATCACCTGCGTCGGCGTATAGCTCTCCAGCGCCCCGCTCACCTCCGCCGTGATCTGCCCCGGCACCAGCGCCATCTGCGCCTTCAGCGCGTCCACGTCGCCCGCGTCCGCTTTGCCCTGCACCGCAAGCCCGATCTTCTCCTCCGCCCAAAGGTTCAGCTCTCCCTTGAGCGCCTCGATCGTCTCCGTGCGCAGGACGATGCTCTCGATCTCGCCGATGACCGCCTCCGCCGCAAACAAGCTCGCCACGTTGATCTCCGCCGCCGTGATCGTTCCGGACAGGATCTCGTTTGCCGTGATGCTCTTTGCCGCAATCTTGTCCGCCGTTACCGACCGCGCCACAAGCACCGTGCCGGAAATGGCGCTCTGATATTCCTCCTGCGAAAGCTGCTCGACAGTCAAAGAGCCGTCCGTCGCGTTGATCGCCCGGAACAGCCCGTTCTCGCCCCGGAGCAGAAGCCTCTCCACCGAAAGCGTCCCGGCCGTGATCACGTCCGCGTTCAGGCTCACAATCTTCGCTTCCGTGATACTGCCGTCCGCGATCTGCGCCGTGCCAATCGCGCCCTGCGCAATGAGCGCCTGTGTGATCGCACCCAGCGCGATCTTCGCCGTGTCGATCGATGCGTTTTTGATCTGCGCGCCGTCTATTTCGGCCCGAGAGATCTGCGCCCTTGTGATCTCCGCCACTGTCGCCTCAAGGTCTTCGATGTCCGCCGCTTCGATCTTCGCGTTCACGATCTGCGCCCAGTCGATCTCCGCCATCGCGATCTCCGCCTTTGCCACCAGCGCGATCTGCGCCGCCAGCGTCTCGATCTGCGCCCAGTCGATATTGGCCTTTTCGATGTTCGCCGCCGTGATCTGCGCCGCGGCGATGCTCGCCAGATCTGCATACAGCTGGTCCGCCGTGATGCTGCCCGCCACCAGCTGCCGGATGTCCGCGCGGATCGCCACCACCGCGTCCGCCGAAAGCTGTTCGATCGCCGCAGATGTGATCTTTGCATACCCAACCGAAAGATCCCTCAGCTTGCCGCCTGTGATCGTCCCGTTCGCGATCTTCGTTCCGCCGATCGACCCGTTTGCCAATTCATAGCCGTATATAGTGGTAGAAATCTCGCTGATCTCGCCCAGCCTTGTTTCTTCGTATTTTCCCTTCAGCGCGTCGAACGTATATCCGACCATGCGCACTTTCACGTCGATGCCCGCGCCATGGTCGATCACCGGCACGCTGTCATATAGATGCAGCGCATATTCGTTTGCCAGCGCAGCATATTCCTCGCTCAGTTCCAGCCGCACAAACTTCGCATCCAGCCTCGCCGTCGGCAGATCGCACCCGGCTTCAAAATCCGCCAGTGCCATTTCTTGGAGCTTTGCAAGCGCCTGTTGTTCAGTTGTTTTGTCATCAACAGCCACATCGTATTCGACAACAGCCGTCCGGATTATGGGATATTCCCCGATATGCGCGCTGTCCACCGGCGCACCGTACAGATCTTCGCCTTCTTTGTCGCTTCCCACCGGGATGATTCGGGTTACGATATCCGACATATCCTGCTCCAGTTGCGCAGAAAGCAGGTTCTTTCCATACCGGATCTCCACGCCCCTGTCGCGCTCCTCGTCCGGCACAAGGAAGATTTCAAAGTTGTCTCGAATCACCTTCGCGCCCGTCTGCGCCGCGATGCCCGTTTCCGGTTCAAGCAAGCACGCGATCAGATTCTTTCCGCTGAAGTCGCCGCTAATGTCTCCATCTATCCCGCAAATAATACTGATGCCGCAGTCGTGGTCTGCCATCTCAAGAAAACGGGAACACGCGGTTCTGGCCGACACGTTTTCGATTTGATATTTCCCGTTTACGACAACTCCCATCAGGTCGTAGGAGATATGCCGCGCTTTCGCTTCAACAAACCGTCCTTCGCTGTCGTTTACCACGCTGTAAATGCGGAACAGCTGTTCTCGCGTCTGCCGCGGCTGCACGACCGTGCCGGGCGTATCGCCCCTGATCACTTCCGTCTCCGTGCCGACGTATTTGAGATAGTCCGCATACATATATCCCTTCGCGCCGCCCTCGCAAACGATCACGCCCCACCATCCAGCCACGCTGCTCTCGCCGTATTTCACGACTTTTGTGCCGCTCGGATATGCGCCGATAATCTTCCCGTTCGGCTTCGCGCGCAGATGCAGCCTGCTGTTTCCCGTGTTCACCTGCCAGATCTCGCGCGTCACGCTCTCGCCGGAAGACCCGTCGATTGTGATCTGCGGCGTCTCGCGCATCGGCGCAGGCGCCTTGATGATCCTGTCCGCCGCCAGCAAAAACGCGCGGTTATCGTCCGTGATCGGCTGCCGCAGCACCAGTTCATACAGCCCGCCCGCCTGCTCTTCGATCTCGCACAGCACAGGCTCCAGCGTACCCAACCCCAGCGTCGAAAAATCCTGCGCGTTCTTCTCGTATATCGTGATCACAAGTATCTCACCCTCCTCACGATTTCAACCTTCGTCACATTGCCTGTCCAGCTCACATTGTTCGCGCCCGGATCGAGCTTCGGAAACTCGTCCATCGTCACGCGGCTGTTGGCAAGGCTCGCGCCGTCCGCACTCAGGCAATCCCTCAGTTCGCTGTCAATGATGATCGATCCGCCCTTCACTTCCATCACGCACCCGTTCACCACCAGCGTGTAATCGCCCGTCGCCGTCACCTTGATCCTCGGCTCACACGCCGCATTGCCCGGATTGCTGATCGTGCCATTGCTGGTGAGAACAACTGCGGTATCGTCGTTTGAATACCAAAACGGCTTGCATCGGAACGATACGGCAAACTGAAGATTCTTTTTGCCGCGCATGATCTGCGTAAATGGCACCTGGTTTGCGATCCGTGCCTTGAAATACCCTCCCGTGCGATTGCCGAATTCTACGGTGCCGCTGCCGCGCAGCCATGCGCCGATCTCGTTGATCCGGCTTGCATCGCGCATAGAGCACTGCGCAGAAAGGGTGAGGTCGTCGTAGACTTCCTCACCCTCGAGCATTGCAAGGCTGCCGCTGCGGCCGGGCACATTGATGTACTCTGCCCGTTCATTCGGGTATGTGATCGGCGGATGCTCGGAAACATAGATTCCCAAATCCGTGCTCTTCACGCCGTTCCATTTGAACCACCCACTCATGTTTCCACCGTCCTATCACAGGCCATATCCCTTGCTCGTCCTCGCATTCTCTATCGCCAGATCGCGCCGGAGCTGACGCACAGATGCCGTGTCGTTGAGCACAAAGGTATTGCCCGTCACGTTCGTCGTGCTCTGCTGGTTATATGTGTTCTTTGTCGTCGTCCTGTTGTTCGTCGTGCCGCCGCTTCCGCCGCCGATATATCCAAGGCTCACATTGGCATTGCGCACGACCTGCGCCGCAAGCACAGAGAACTGCGCCAGCGCTTCTTCCACAATCTCGCCCGCGGCAGTTTTCATAGCGGAAACGGCAATGTTCTTGCCGCCCGTAATACCGGCAGCGAGAGCAGCCATCGTGCTCATGCCGACCAGTTCAAACCCGTTCATTGCTGCCATCAGGCGTCTGCGCATCTCAGCCACGTCGTTTTCGATCGGGTATTCCGCCATGCCCTTCCCAACGCCGGCAGCAATGTCTCCGCCCGTCGGCTCCATCGCTCCGGCCGGAGAATGGATGTCAAAGGCAGTGTTCAGCGCGTCGATCAAATTATCCCGCGTCAGTTCAGCATCGCCCGCAAGATCAGTCGCCTGCATGCCCTCCAGCACGCCTGCAATGATATCCTCGCCAACCTCGGCGGTATCCATCGCTTCCAGCAGCTTGATGATGCTTTCCACTTCCGCGCTTTCCTGCTCGGTCAGTTCCTTGCCCGTAGCCTTGTACTGAGCGAGTTCCTGAAGGTAGGCAATCAACTGATCCTGACGAGGTTCGATATCATTCTGCAGGATAGAATCAACGTTCACAGGATCAATCAGATTCTGCCAGAATCCACGATCGGGCGAATATTTCTTTATGCTGGCTGCTGCATTGTCGACTATACTCTTCCAGTCAACATCTTGCATGCCCATTGCTTTTCCAAGCGGCGTAAATCCAATGCTGGTCTTGTCCAGTTCTTCCTGCGCCTTCTTGACCGTTTCCTCGGTGCCTTCCGCCTTGGCCGTGATGACAACGTGGTAACCGCCGTCTTCATCGAGCGCCAGCAGGAAGTTTTCCTTGCTCAACTGATTCTGAACCTCTGCCGAGAACGGAACCCGCACGCCGTCTTTCCAGAACGTCGTGTTTTCGCCGAACACAGCCTTTTTCAGTTCCTCTTCCGTCATGCTTTCCGGGGAAACTCTTCCTTTTATAGATACGGGATTCTGGCTGTTGGCAGCCATGAACTGTCTGTACGCGATCGCGTCATATCCGCTCAGTTTCAGTCTGCTGCTCACAAGACTGCCCGGGTCAGCCGCAAACGCTTCCCACGTCGCCTTTGCAGGTTCCATATCCAGATCCGTTGCAATCGACAGCGTTTCTTCAACGACAGCTTCTATGCCCTCGCTCAGTCCGCTCAATTCGCCGCTTTCCTTCAGGAACTGCTGGACCTGTGCAAGCTTTTCCGTAGCGTCGAAATCCACATCCGGGAACAGCCCGGACAAGTCAACTCCATCTGTCTCAAGCCCCTTGATCTGTTCCAGCAGCGCAAGGTATTCCACCAGCGCACCTTCGTCCATATTGGCCATCGCCGTCCGGATCTCAGAAAGCATGCCATTTTTGCCTTCGCTGTCGAGCATCGCATATTCGCTTAGTTTGTCATACAGGTCTTCGATCTGCTTCGCCGTCTCCTGCATGCCATCCTGTTCAAACACCTGCCCGTATACTTCAGAGAGCAGTTTCGCATATTCTTCCGTGGCTTTGATCCTGTCCGCGGCATATCTCTGGTCAAGTTCTGCCAGCGCCGCGTCCTGCTCTTCGCCTTCTTCCATCAGTTTGATCAGGTCGCGTTCCTTGTCATACTGCTCGTTCAGCTCCTGATTGATTACAGACATGCCCTGCGCCGCCGCAACGATCGCATCTTCATATGCCTGCGCCTGCATGTCCATATCGCCCGCGGCGCTTGCGCGCGCCAGCGTGTTCTCCAACTGATTGCGGATCTCGTCAAACCCCTTGCCGTCCGCAGGCCGCAGTTCATATTTGACCACCAGCGCGTCGCGCGCATCGATCAGGTCCTGCAGTTTGATTTGTTCCTTCTCGGTCAGATTCCGCCCTTTGCGCTTCTTGAGCAGTTTTTCAACTTCGGCGTCATACTTGTCCAGCATCGCCATATCCTGCTGGATCTGTGCGCTGTATTCTGTATGGCCGCTTTCGGCGGCAGTCTGATCCAGTTTGGTCAGTTCCTGCCGCACATCGTCGTTGAGCGCCTTGTAGCTCTCAACCCATGCGTTCACAGCCTCGTCAGACTCGCGCTTGTTGTCGTTCCAGTCGCTGATCAGCCTGTCCATCCAGCCCTCAGTGCTGTCGATCTGCGCCTTGAACGCACTCTCGTCCAGCCCAAGGCCCGCAAGACCGGCGTTTTCTCGTCCATAGAACGTTTCGGCAGACGTGTTTTTCCAGCTTTCTGCCGTCTTTTCCATTCCCTCCAGCGCTTCTCGTGCCGCTTTTGCGCCGCTCGCCCAGTCATAGAAGGCGATTGCGCCGGCCGCAACAGCCGCCGTCAATGCAATCACAAGCCCGGGCTTGCTGGTCAATGCAGTTGCAAGACCGCCTATGCCTCCGCCTGCATTCTTGGCAGCAATTCCTATGTCTCCGAAATACTTTGCCGCTGTTGATATTTCTTTCGTAACAGCGCCAATGCCCTTTTTGATCTTTCCATATACGAGCAGTGCAGGACCCAGCCCAGCGGCACCCAGCGCAAATTTTTGTATGATCTCCCTCTGTCCCTTATCAAGGCCCATAAAGCTTTCCAGCAGATCGTCAACAGAATCGATCATGCTCTGGATCGCCGGGGACTGATCTTCTGCAAATTGCCTTAGAAACTGGATTCCCTTATTTTTCAGATTTGTCAGTTTACTGGCCGTTGTGGCATATCGCTTGTTTGCCTCTTCAGTCAGCGCAGTATTCTCTTTCCACGCGTTATTGGAAATATCAAGAGCTTCGTTGAATAGATCATGTGCATTGACAGTACGCAGCATAGTATCGCGCAGACGCACCTCGTTGACGCCAATCTCCTGCAGCGTTACAATCGCACTTGCACCTTCCTCATCCATCTTTGCAAGCCCATCGACAAATTTCATAAAAGCTTCGGTCGGATCGCTGTCCCAAACTTCCTTAAACTGTTCCCCGGTCAGTCCGGAGACAGAAGCAAAGTCCTCCAGCGCCTCTCCACCGGTTTCAGCGGCAACTTCCATCCTGACCAGCGCCTTAGAAAACGCACTGCCGCCCATCTGGGTTTCAATGCCAACAGAAGAAAGAGCAGCGGAAATGGCCAGAATTTGATCTTCAGTCATACCAACCTGTTTGCCTGCAGCAGCAAGCCTATATCCCATTTCAATGATCTCAGCTTCGGTCGTCGCGAAATTATTGCCAAGATCTACAATAGCAGAGCCAAGCGCTCGCCAGTTTTCGTCCGTCTGGACCATGCCGGTTATATTGGCAAACCGTGCAAGCGCAGTTGCTGCCTCTTCAGCAGTAACATTCGTACTATTGCCCAGGTCAATCATCGTCTTTGTGAAATCAAGAATCGTGTCCTTCTCGATGCCCAACTGCCCGGCAATCGCGACAAGTTCCGCTATATCCACAGCCGACATTGCCAGTTCAGTGCTCATCTGCTGAATACCGCTGGAAAGCCTGCTGTAATCCGCATCCGTGCCGTCTACTGTTTTCTTGACAGAAGTAAAAGCACTCTCGTAGTCGATCGCGCTCTTCACAGCCGTTGCGCCCAGCGCAAGCAGCGGCGTTGTCAGTCCGGTGGTCAGCGCCTTTCCGGCATTAACCCATGTATCGCTGTTTTGAGAGGCCTTCTTGCCAAAGTTTTCAATAGCATCGCCCGCCTGATACCATGCGCTCTCCTGTTCGATCAGTTTGCGCTTCGTCTTGGCGAGTTCCACCTGCGTCTCAGCCATTTCGGCATTGACATTGTTCAGTCCGATTTTTGCACGGGTAATGCTGTCATCGGTATCTCGGATATTCTTTTTATAGGCCTTGAGCTGGCCTTCGATCTTCGTGATCTCGGTTTTGGATTCGGCGTACTCCTTGTTCAGTTCATCAAGGTTCTTTTTCGCCTCGATCGTAACAGAGTCCGTATCGCCCAAGGTTTTTGCGTATGCCTGATATGCATCAGTAGCATTGTCGACCTGCTTTGCAAGCTGCTTGCTGATCATTCTTGCCGATTCAAGCCGGCGCTCATAATCCGCATGACGCTTCTTGGTTGTGTTCAGTTCACTGTTCAGTTCGCTCAGACGCTTGCTGTATTCGTTCGCCGCGACTTTCTGCAGGTCGAGTTTTCTTCCCAGCATGTCGATCTTTGCCGCCGACCCGGCAGCAGTATCGGCAAATTTGTCAACTCCGGCCCCTGCCAGCTTGAACGAGCTCTCCGCCTCTTTGATTTGGAGATTGATAGTCTTAATATTCCGGGTAAAATTGCCGCTGTCCAGCGACAGCGCAACAACAAGCTCGCGAAGGGTCTCAGCCATCTATTCTCACCTCGGTCTCAAACTGGGCCAGACTTCATCGATATATGCCGGTTTCGGCTCGGCTTCCTTTCTCGCCTTCCAGGCACGCACCTTCATATATCCGATCATGTCCATCTGGTCAATCTCATGCATGCGCCAGCCGGCGTCCAGCAGCGCGTTATACGTCGAAAAGATGTAGTCCGAAAGCGTCATCGGCGCTGTGTGTTCGCCTCCGGATTTGTTGGAAAAGGGAACTCGTGCAGCACCTCCGTGGTCTGGGTCTGCACAGACATCAGCGTCAGCGCGATATCGTGCATAACGCGATCGGCGGGATACCCGTCGTAAACATCGTCCGGCGTGAACTGGTTCTGAAACACCAGACAGAACCACTTAACCATCACATCCAGCGCCTTTTCGATGGTGATACCATCGTCATTCGCTTCGATGCCGGCAGCCGCGTCACGCGCGATCTTGTTTACCTTGCCGTACATTTCAGTTGCAGGGCCGATTTCGCGCAAAGCGCGCCCGGAAACAAAATCCACGGTATACGTTTTGTCATTCAGTTTGCATGTGATCACGTCTCACACCTCCAACAGCAAAAGCCCCGGTTAATACCGGGGCTTTTCATCGTCATTCGTGTCTGATCAGGCCGATGCGACCGGCTCATAAACGGTTGCAAGGAAGGTATTGGCCTTCTCCGCAGTAAAGCCGTTCACGCCCTCATCGGCAACAGCCTGATAGTTGTTGTCGTAGGTGCGCTTGATCGCAGTCCATTCGACTTCAGGGGTCTGACGGGTGATCGTCTCGCCTTCCTTGGTGTTGTAGTTTTCGGTCAGCGGCTTTGCCCTAACCTTATACAGCCACACATAGCGGAAGGTGTGGTCAGCCTTTTCAGACTTAAAGCCAACCGCGAAATACGGCGGCTTATCATTGGAGTTGCGCAGCAGAACGCCGTTGCTGTCAACGGTAGAGCCGAAGATCTTCTGCTGAACATCCAGCGGGATATCCGCCATGCGGGTGGTGAAGGTAACTTCCGGATCAGGATAGACGACGTCATATTCGCCGTCATCGGCATACTGAACGTCCGGATCGCTGTTTTCCGGGGTCAGCGTCGCTTCGATAGCGCCGGCAACAGGCACAACGGTGCCGTATTCGGCGCCGGCTTCGGTATCGCTTTCCAGCGGCGCGATAACCAGATTCTTCAGACCGATCGTAGAGCTGGGCTTGTTCGTATCAGGCATATCGGTTTCCTCCTCTTTTCAGTTATAATGAGCGAAGCGCGTCATCAAGGACGCGCTTGATTTCTTGGTACGCTTCGGGGGCTCTCGCATCAAAGGCAGGCTGGATAAACGGATGAGCAGGAGCAGGAGCCGGACCGCCATGCCCGAACTCAACAGGATTGGCGTAATAGGCTTTCTTCTCGCTGTTCATGTCCTTTCGGTGAACACCTGCGCTGATCTGTTTTGAGCCATTGGATTTTGTCTTGACCTTTCCGGTCTTGATAGAAGCATGCAAAACACCGGTCCGGATCTTGGGATCCGTCTCGGTGTTTTTGAGCATCTGTTCATGTATGGGCTTGATTCCGGCCTCCAGTGCCTTCTTGATCACGGGGCTTTCGTTGTTCAGGCTGGTAGCCATGTTTCGGATATCTTCGGTCAGGTCAGAAAGGCCGCGCACACTCATTCGCTTTGCCAATCTGTTGCCTCCTCGATATACGACCATGTCCACTGCACGGTGAACGCGCGCGTCGCATAGTCATATGCCGGCTCGTTATATCCTCTGTCGGATTCCGAGACCAGTGCAAACCCGGCCTTTCGCATCAGATTCCTGACACGTTCCGCCGTTTCCGTCGGGTCAGAATCGCTCCAAAGGTTCATATAGACGAATATCTTGTACTCAGCCAACGCATCGTCATAATGAAAATGCTCCGTGCGCATCGTCGAGTACACGATATACTGATCAGGCTGCTTCTGTTTGCCGCCTGTCGGCCTCCAGATGCCAGCCATGACAGGCACGCCCAGCATAATCGGCGCCAGTGCTTCTTGTACCTGCCTCATCCGTCCACCCCTTTGACCTGCGCAGCTTTCAAACCAAGATAGCGGCGTTTGAACTCATATTCACCCAGCGTCTGGATAATCCAGCGTTCGCCGCGAAACTCGATCCACATACCGGGCTGGATATCAGCCCGGTACCGAATCGTGAAGTTCAAAACCGTTTCCGAATTCATCGTGTCAGCAGCGCGAAAGTTCTGGTTTCCTGCATCCATGACCGACGCCCATACTCTGCATATCGTAGTGTCAATGGCTTCAGGATAGCCGTTTTCGTTGATGATGTTGTCTGTAACACCGATCGTTATCCTGTTCCGCAAATCCCCCGGCCGCGGGTTTGATGTGAATGTTTTATATCCTCGCAAAAGCGCTCACCTCACTAAAACATGCGCGCCGGATCTCTGTGCGGATAGAGCAGGTTTTCAAAAGCGGCGCGCATGGCGTTGTAGCTTTCTCGGTCAGCGTTTTCGCGGTTTTCATAATAATGGCTGACATATAAGAGAATTGCATGTCTCACAACTTCCGGAATATCATCCATATCTTCAAAAACCACCCGACAATAATCATTTGCAGCAGCTTCCGCCGCATTGATCAGGTCCTTGATCAGTCCATCCTCTTCATCATGCTCTATACGAAGATAAGCCTTTACTTTATTGATCTTGGTAAACGCCATACGCCACCCCTTTCTGCAGCCTGACGATTCAGGCTGCTGATTTTATCAGGCTCAGGCGCCGGCGACCTTCAGCAGCTTCACAGCTTCCGGCAGAACCAGCTTGCCGTCCACGCGTTCGCGGCCCTGGAAACCGACCTGACCATTGGCGGCGTACAGCTCGTTCAGGCGCTTGAAAGAACGAACGCCGCGGTCAGCGATCCAGTAGTAGCTCATGTCGCCGAAAGCAACAGCAAAATTGCCGGCGCTGATGGTCGGGGCATAGGCAGAAGTGTGCAGCGGACGGCCGAGCAGTTTGTCCGGCTGGCCAGCCTGCAGACCCGGTTGCCAGATATACTCGCCGCTGCCCGAGGTCTTGAGCTTGCGAACCGCCTTGACAGTCGCATCGTTCATCACAAACACGGCCTTGTTGCGATACGGGGCCTTCAGAGAGTAGAACAGGTCCATGATCTCGTCAGCAGTAATCGCAGCGCCGGCAGTGGTTACACCCAGTTCGCCGCCATCAGTCTCGTGGAACAGGCCGGTCGGCTTGCCAGTGCCGTCACCGACAAAGAACGCCTCTTCTTCAGCCGCGCCGATACGACGGGCGAACTCAGTAGCGACATAGGCCTGAATGTTGAACACGGAGTCAGCCAGCAGTTCTTCGGAAACCTTGATCATAGTGGCCAGCTTGTAAGCGCCCAGCGTGATCTGACCGAACTGCTCATCGCTCTCCGGATAAGCGCCGTTCTCGTCTACCCACTGCGCGGTGCCATGGCTCTTGACCACCGGAATCTTGCGTTCTCCGGAATCGGTGCTGATGACCTTGGCCAGACGGCGCATGATGTTCTCTTCCTCCAGAGCGGTGATCAGAGTGGCCTGATACTCGTCCGGAACCAGGTAGCCGCCGTCAGCATCAGTGCCCTCGCGCAGGATGTTGTGAACAGCCGGATCCATAAACTTGTTCTTGAGGCCGGACCAGAACGCGTTGTTGTAAGCCTTGGCAGCGCGGCCCTTCTTGTCCTCATCGCCGATCTGCGGGTTGACGCCGCTGTTGAGCGGGTTGGAAACAGCCTTGCCGAGCTCATTGTCCATCTCCTGCTGCCTCTCAAGGCGTTCGATCTGCTTGCCCAGGTTGACGATCTCGGCCTCCATCTTGTCGTAGGTGGCACCGTCCTCGGCACTCATAGTGCCGTTTTCGGCGGTGTGGGTGTCAAGGAAGCGCTTCGCATCTTCCCAAGCCTTCGCCCTCTGGTTCCTGAGTTCAAAAATCTTGCTCATATCCATTTCCTCCTTATTATTGCAAAAGCGCCAGCCTGCGCTGTCGCGCCGATGCATTCACTCGTTTTTCTTCCTTCGCCGGTTCAGCCGGCTGCTCGATCTTCGCCTGCAGTTTGTTCAGCAGGCAGTTGGTCACAGTGCGGCGGCTGAAAACAAAACTGTTTTCCACCGTGCGATCCGCGCTCTTTTCCTCAAACATGACTTCGTCGCAGAACTTCATTTCCAGCGCCGTATGTGCGCTCATCCATGTCTCCGCGTCCATCATGTGGCCAAGTTTCGTCCTCGACATCCCGGTTTTGAGTTCATAGGCATTGATGATCGATTCCTTGACTTCGTCCAGCAGTTGGATCGCCTTGCGCATCTCCTCGCTGTCGCCCATCGCCACAGTCAGCGGATTGTGGATCATCATCAGGCTCGTCGGAGACATCATCACCTTGGTGCCCGCCATTGCAATGACAGACGCCGCACTGGCAGCCGTGCCGTCGATCTTGACCGTCACTTCATGCGGATAATCCATCAGCATCGTGTAGATCATGGACGCCGCGACGCAGTCGCCGCCCGGCGAATTGATTCTCACGCATACAGGACCGCTGCCCGCCATCAGATCAGCCTTGAACTGTGCCGGCGTAACCTCGTCGCCCCACCAGCTTTCCTCAGCAATAACGCCCTCAAGGATCAGTTCGCGTCCGCTCTCGGCCTGTACCCAATTCCAAAATTTCATTTCGTTTTCACCCCCTCTGCGCCGTTCTTATTTCCACCGGCGGCCATCTGAGCCTGTGCCGCCTCAATGGAGATCATGTTGCCGTTGACAAGGTAGGCATTGCCGCCCATCTCGTCCGGGATCGGGTTCTCGTTTTCCTTTTCCCGTATGTCGTTCGCGCTCATCCAGCCGTTCTGTCGTGCGATCGCGTAGCCCTCCATGCGGCTCTTGTAGTCGCCTCGCATCAGGCCGTCCATGTTGAACTGGGTATAAAAACGGCCCTTGTCTTCCTCGTTGAACAGCTGCTTGTTTGCGGCCTGTTCAATGCGGACCAGCCAAGGGCGGATCGTATGCACAGCAAAGGATATGGACTGATGTTCGATATTGGAGAACGTTGCATGCTCCAGATCGCCGATCATATGCGGCGGTACGCGATAGATCCTGCAAATCTCGCTGACTTGGAACTTTCTCGTCTCAAGGAACTGCGCTTCGTTATTGGGAATAGAGATCTGCTGGAACTGCATTCCCTCTTCAAGCACAGCTACCTTGCCGGAATTTTTGGAGCCGCCGTATGCGGCATTCCACGCCGCCCTCAGCTTCGCAGGATCGTTCACATGGTTCGGATGCGTCAGGATACCGGCAGGTGTCGCACCGTTGCCGAAGAAATTCGATCCGTATTCCTCCGCTGCGATGCCAAGTCCAATCGCGTTCTTCTCAATCGCGATCGGGCTGTATCCGCGCACGCCGTCAAAGCCAAGACCCGGAACAGCGAACACTTCCTCCGGCATGAGAGTTGCTACACCGTTTTTGCCGTTTGTGTATTCGTATCGCAGTTCGCCGTCCTCGCTTCGATACACGCGCATATTGCACGAAAGCAGCGGATATATTGCAATGATCTTGTTGCGCCCGTCACGAATGATCTGCGCATAGGCATTGCCCCAGATCAGAAGGTTCGCCAGCATCGACTCGCGCCACACAAAGGACGTCATTTCGCTGTTCGGCTCGTCGTGTACCAGCCTGTACAGCGAATGGTCCGTCGCCTTGCGATGACCGCTGTCTGTGCGCTCATACACAGAAAAAGGAAGACTCGCAATCGTTTCAGAGATCACTCGGACACATGCATAAACAGCAGATAGCTGCATTGCCGATGTGGGCGTAACCTCCTTGCCGGCTGCGGTCGCGCCACTGCCAAACAGGACTTCGTCGCCCGCATTTCCCCCCATGTAATTTTGTACTTGCGGCTTGTCGCGGGAACGGATCAGTTTCGGTATCCGGAACGCCAATTTCTACACCTCCAAATAAAAAGCAGAGCATTTTTGCTCTGCTGCCACCGATTATCGGTTATAGCTGTAAACAGGATTGCTGTCTTCATTGCCCGTCTTTTTACCGTGGCAATTCTTGCAAAGCGGCTGCCAGTTCCGCTGATCCCACCGAAGCGTCGGATCACCTCTGTGCGGAATGATATGGTCAACCACCCGTGCAGGCACGATCTTGCCCGCCGCCTTACACTTTACGCACAACGGATTCTTGCGCAGGAACAGTTCCCGCTCTCTCCTCCAGCGCGCGTCATATCCGCGTTCCGCGGCAGTCTCACGCGAGTCCCATTTTCTGTGCGCCTCGCAGTACACTTTATCGCTCAGATTCGGACATCCCGGAAACCGGCACGGCCGTTTCGGCTTGTACGGCACACGCATTCACCTCTAATGTATCATCATATAAACAGCAGTTCCCGCTCGTCGTATATGGAGAATCCGCTGTTCTGATTTTTCAGCGCCCGGTCCAGCGCCATGACCAGCGCGACCGCGCCGTCAACGCGCTCGGTGGACTTCTCCTTGTCGATCTTCTGGTTGCCCGCAGGATCAGTCCGGACATATGCGTTGTCCATACACCAGCGCAGCACGGGATGCCCGCCGTGGTTCAGCTTTCTCTCCAGCACAATGCGCATCAGTTCCTTGGTCGGCGGAGACATATCCTTGAACCCCTGTCCAAACGGCACCATTGTGAACCCGTCTCCGTCCAGATTCTGTACCATCATGGTCGCGTTCCATCTGTCGTGCGCGATCTCTCGGATGTTGTACTTTTCTCCAAGTTCAATGATCGTCTGCTCGATAAACCCGTAATGCACGACGTTGCCCTCGGTAGCAAACACATGCCCCTGTTTTTCCCACACATCATACGGTACATGGTCGCGCCGCACGCGCAGCTTTATGCTGTCTTCAGGAATCCAGAAAAACGGCAGCACCTTGTAGGGTTCATCTTCGTCCACAGGCGGAAACACAAGCACCAGTGCTGTCAAGTCGCTCGTGGTCGAAAGGTCCAGCCCCGCGTAGCACGCGCGCCCGCGCAGCTCTTCCGGATCGATGTAATCCGACCCCTCGTCCCACTTGTCCATCTGCATCCATCTGACAGATTGTTTCACCCACTGGTTCAGCCTCAGCTGTCTGAACTGGTTTTCATCCGCCGGCGATTCAAGAGCCTTGCGGTATGCGTCGCGCACCTTTTCGATCGTGATCGTATGGCCGAGCGAAGGATTTGCCTTGTACCAACTCTTTTCGTCCTGCCAGTCATCATCGTCCGAAATGCCGAAGATCACCGGATAGAAACGCGGGTCGATCTTTCTCCCCTCGATGATATCCAGCGCCTTCTGATGCACCGTCCAGCATATGCTGTTGCGGTCTGTCCCTGCGGTGGTCAAGAAAATCCACAGCGGCTGTTTCCGCGCGTCGCCCGAACCCTGCGTCATAACGTCATATAGCGCGCGCGTCGGCTGCGTGTGCAGCTCGTCGAATATACACGCGCTTACGTTCAGTCCGTGCTTTGTTGCAACTTCAGAAGAGAGCACCTGATAAACGCTTCCGGTCGGTTCGTAAACCATGCGCTTTGTCGACGGGATGATTTTAATGCGCTTCATCAGCGCCGGGCTTTGCTTGACCATGTCGACAGCAACGTCAAAAACAATGCCGGCCTGCTGGCGGTCAGCCGCGCAGGAATACACTTCTGCATTCCACTCGTCATCGTTCACCAGCATGTTCAGCGCAAGCGCCGCACCCAACTCACTGTTGTGCGTCGGCACCATAGAAGGCCCGGCGAGATATTGGTGAGACGGGCTATCCACTTGAATGCATCGCATCTGTATCTTTTCCGTCAGAGGTACGATATCTTCCAAATAATGAAAACAGGAACGCGTATTCCCTTTGCGTTCCCGTGCGCGGTCATATTTTCTTTTGAGGCGTGATGTGGGCTGATCTTCAAATGTGGTAAACCGTATCGTGTACAGTGTTTCTCCCGTAGGCTTGTTATAGCGCAGTGACGATCCCTCTGTCATTGCGTTTTTGATCCCAAGGCTCCACAGAAGTTCCCTCACACCTTCGGCAAGTTGTCTCACCGTGCTCGCATAAATGCTCTGCGATTTTTCAACGCTTACACTTCCATCAGAATCCATGAGCCCTTGCAGCAGTGCCCATCGTTGTTTTTTTGAGGCGCGAAGGTACTGGTTCGGTATCTTCTTGTCCCTGTAACTTTCCACGAGAACTTTTTTGAGCTCCGGAACACGCAGCACGACGCTTCCGCCGCCTTGCTGAACATATTCCCCCGTGACCTGATACGGTATATTCTCCTTTACAGCCGAAACATCGCATGTTCTCACGGTGATTTCAGGCTTAACGGAATTCCCATTTCCGAGCCAGAATCCATACAAATATGGAGCAATAGGCAGCTCTTGTTCTTCAGTATCGAGAGCGGCAGCAACCGGTATTCGGATAATCGATCTGCTTTCGTCCGGTTTTCCCGCATTTCGTTGTCTGTGTTTGCACATCATTCGGTACATATCGCCGGTCGTAAGCTGCTTACTTCTGCTCCTGCCGATGATGTATTCTACGTTCCATAAATGCCGTTCGCCAGCGTCTATGTAGCTGCCATCTCTAAATATGATTCTGTAACACTGTTCAGTATCGTCGATCTCGCTCAGCCCTACAACGTGGCAGGCATATCCGTTTTCATCGAAAACTCGATCTCCGACCGCCAATTCGCCCATTTCCTTCCATCCTTCTGGCGTCGGTATAGGCGTGTTAAGTGCAAGCTGTTTCCCTTGCTTCTTCGGAATTTCAATATAGGCAGTCGTGTACTGCCTGATATCAGGGTTTTCATCGCGCACTGTGCCAAACACATCGCTGATGATCTTCTCCTGCCAAGGCAGCAAATCGAAGTATTTCCCGTGGAACTCGCCCTTCGTATGCTTGAGATTGTTGATAAACCGTATCACGCGCTGCGCGCGTCTCTCATCAAATGCCATCTCAGACCGCCTCCGTTACCAGCGCCCCGAAAGCAGCTTTTCCATCGGGTCTTCTTCCTCTTTCCTTCCCTTGGTGTCCATCGCCGCATTGATCCTCGATCGAGAGGCAGGTGTCAGGCCAAATTCATTGGCGAACGACTGCATCATCTTCATATTCTGCATTGCAATGGACACATATGGGGTCTGCTGGATATATCCATTCGGGGTCAAAAACGTCGTGCCAATCTCGGAGATCTTCTCTTCCGCCTGCTTCCAACGCGCATATGCCTGGCAATACCCCTCAAACGCCTTAAGGTCAGCGGTGGTCAAAACGCCCATGCTTTCAAGCGAAGGCGCCAGCCGCTTCCATTCCTTCTTCGCGTCGGGCATGAGCCAAGACGGCGGTTTGATGCTGTCCGCCTTCGGCGGCTTCGGTTCATTGGCATTCAGTTTCTGCTTGCCCGGGTTCCCTTCCAATATTTTCAGCGCCGTTGGTTTCGGCGCAGGGCCTCTCTTTCCCATGTCCTCACTCCCTCTCTGGAGCCACCCCTCCAATCCCAAAAATGAAACAGAGCCCCGCTATCAAGCGAAGCTCTGTTTTTTTGCCGCAAGGATCCCTTGCCTTTTTCTTCATGCTAACTATATCACAGGTTGACCATTGCAAACCATTGCAAACCATTGCATTTTCAAAATTTTCTTTGATTCAAGGCGAAAAACGCACGGTTTTCGCCTGTTTTCCACCGCTTTTCCACAAGGACTGTGTGCAAAACTCCCTCGGAGTTTCTTCTATTATATAGCGCTCCTTTTTTACCATTTCTTTCCCGAAATCCCCACCCCCTTCAAAACCCTCGGCGATTCGCGCGAGAC